GGGGCGGGTGGTGTCGGCTGCTGGGGCTGCTGGCGAGTGCTGCAGGGTGTAGGCTGCGGCTTCCTCGGGCTGGTGGTGGTCGGCATCGGCTCGGGGCTCAAAATCCCCTGTTGTGCCGTTCCAATAATGCGTTTTGTGCGGTTCTACTTTGAAGTGATGCGCTACCTGCAAAACCTCGGCGGCGGTTCGTTTGTAGTCGCAAAGCGGGGCTTCTCTGAGAATCAGGCTCCAGCCATGGGGCGAGTGGGACAGATAACATTGGGGGGTGTCGGTGGGTTTCATTGGTTTTGTTTCCAGTCATTGCAGGGTCTGCGGCTCATGTAATAGGTTGCGGATGGGTCGGAGATGCGGTATTCAATTAGCATGGCTCGGGCTTCCTTGATTGTGTCGAATTGATCGACTGTCTCAAGCTGGCGGCTGCTGTCACGGCGTTGTATGTAGATCATGCGGGCACCTGTTCAAGCGTGGCGGCGGCTTCCGTCATGGCTGCTGCCTGGGCTGCAAGGCGGGCGGCTCGGGTCTTCAGTTCGGCTCGGTAATGTTTCCAGGTGTCGGTGTCGTGGTTCTTTGAATAGTATTTTTCAGCGGCTGCGCTGGTGCTGGTGCATTCTTCAAAGCTGGGGCGAAATACTGGGTGCCCGAATAAATCGAAAACCACCACCCGAAAACCTCGGCGGCTTTTATCGTATTCGGTCGCTACACTTTCGACAATCTTAAAAAAAAGTCCGTCATCGGTGGGGGAAGCTGAAACAATCCTAGAACCGAAAAAGCGCATTGTGTCATCGCTCACATAATGAGTGCGTCCGTTTAGGTTCTGCTGTGCGTTGCGCTTTGGGTCGCTAGATTTGTGTCCAAATAATTCGACATTTGCGGCGGTGCTGATAGTCTTGGCGTTCATGGTTATCCTTTGATGATGTTTGCGGCTTTGAATGCTGCCGCCCAGTATTTGGCGGCTCGGGGTGCATTGCGGTGGGAATAGTGCAAGCTGTAAATGGTTTCTTCCCCTGTCTGATAGTCGGGCTCACTTTCCCCTGACAACCATTCATTGGGGCTGCCGGAAGCTGGCGAACAGCTAGCGGCGGTGAAACCTTCCATTCGTATCAGGCGCACCAGTTCTTTGAAGGTGTAGGGTTCATCTTCAAAAATAAAGCCGGTTTCCTCGGCTTCACCGTTTTCAATGCTTTCGGGGGTGTATGTTTCAAATGTTTTGGATAAGAGAATCATTCTGCTTTCCCTTCAAAGCGTGGCAAGCGGCGGACAAAGCTTTCGCCATTGGTGAATTTTTCGGTAATGTTTACAGTCCAGCCCTGTCCCTTGGCTGCGTCCAGGTATAACCCTGCATCGCAGTCCTCTTCTAAAAAAGCTCGGGTGCCGGAGTGAAAGCTATACCGGCTCACTTGGGCGGTGATGTGCAAAGCGTCCAGGTCTGCGAAATCAACCTCCAGCCAGCCGTGGCTAGGGTCTGCGTGAAATGTTAATTTTTTGGTGTTCATGGTGTTCCTTTGAGTTGTTTAAGCTTGCGAAGTTGTTGTCCGATTCCTAAACCGGCAAGCGGACGGCTAAGGGCGGGAAAAAGGTGGGCGATGGGGTCGGCGTAGTGTTTACCCGCTAGGATGGTGGCGGGCATGGTGTCCAGGTGTGCGGCTTTGATCTGTTCGCAAACCATAAGCCCCCAGGTTTTACGCTGGGCGGGTTTCATGCTGGCGAGATATTCATCGTAGGGGGCGATGATGGTGTCGGGGTGGATTAGCCCATGCTTTGCGGAGAGAATCCAAAAGGCGAAGCCTTGCAGCTTGGCTATTTCTCGTGCGGCTTTGAATGCTTGACCAGTGTAGAGTTCACCGGCTGGGGCTGGGTGGGGCAGTTTAGTAGCACTGCAAGCGATAAAGTAATTCATGCGAATAAATCCTCTTGTGTCGTTTCCTCTGCGGGCGGTGCTTGGTTCCGCTCGTGGGCGATAAGCAGCAAGCGGCGTTTCAGTTGTGCGGGAGTTAACCCACGACCCGGGTGCTGTTCCGATTCGGCGAGTTCTTTATAAGCTTGTTTGAGTAATGCGGCATGGTTCTTCATGTTGATCCTTTGAGTTGTTTGTAATCCTGGAGGATTACAGGTTTAGCCCTGGTGGGCGGCTAGCAGCGATAAAAATTTATCTTCCACGGCGTTGACTGTGTGGTCATTGGCTCGGAGGTCATTGGGTGCCAAAATCGAATCATCGATGTGCATCCACTTTTCGGGGCAGTTCTTCCACTCAATGGCTTGCGCCAGGGTTAGGGTTTGGATTGTTTTTTCTAGTCTGGTCATGGTTTGCCTTTCAGCGTGGGAGGTTTTCAAAATCTTCCTCGTGGAAACAAACCCAGGCACTTTCAGCAGCGTCAAAGCTGTCAAACCCTGCTTGAGTGGTTTGGGTGCGAACATGATGAAAGGCGAACCCATCATCGGTTTCAAATACTTCGCCCAACAAATGCCCTTTGATGCCAAAAATATATTTTTGCGTGTTCATGGTTTGCCTTTCGTTTGTTGCTGCCTGTTATATTCACTCACTACCTGTGAGGTAGAACGGCTATTGTCAATGGGGCGTTGACAATGTGTCCAATGATTTGTTTTTATGGGATTAGCGGGGGCGATTGATTTTCTCTATTTGTTCCCATATACTGCGCCCATCGAAACAAAGCGAAGCGAACCAGTAATGCACAAGCTATCCAGGAAAGCAATAGAGGAAGGACTAGACCAAGTACCAATGGCTGAGATACTTGGTGTAAGCGTTTCCAAGGGATTAACACACAAGCAAAAGACATTCGCTAAAGAGCTTGCCAGGGGAACCACGAAGGCGGAGGCATATCGCAGGACATATAGCAGCACAGCTAAACCCAAGACTGCCGGAGACGCAGGTTATAGGCTTTCAACCGATCCCCGAATATCTCAGGAAGTAGACGCCTATAAGTTGGCTATGGAGGCTGCGAAACATAGAACACCGGAAGCTTTAAGACAGTTAGTTATCAAAACGCTGGTCGATGTAGCTATATCCCCTGACACAAAGGACAGCGTTAAGGTGCAAGCGGTTAAGGTGCTGGGCACTGTCGTGGAAGTCGGGGCTTTTCTGGAGAGGCGCGAGGTTATCAATACCAGCAGCAGCACACAGGCAAAGGCTCAGCTATTGGAACAACTGCGAGACATGATGAAGGGCAACGCAGTAGATGCAATAGAGGTCGATGCTGATAGCTTGCTGGCAGAGTTGACCCCTGAACCGCTGGAAACGCTGCCAGCCGACACCCACCCCGATGGCACCCCCCAAGATGCAGAAGCGGAGTCCCAAGTCCTCAAACATACTATTCCACTCAAACAAACCCCAAAATTTGCCAGTGACAAACAAACTCCCACACAGGAAGACCCCCCCTATGAAAAGTTTGAATAAGGGGGTGGGGGGTACCAAAAAAATTTTTAACAAAAGGATGATTCCTCGGCCTAGTGATATGACGTTTGAGGAGTGTTTGGAGAAAGAGATGAGTCCTGCGCAGAACGAGGTTTTTTTGGTGATAGATGAGTGGTGGAAGAAGTACCACTATGCACCCACGTTGCGGGATATTGCGTTTATCCGTGGAAAGATGGGGCTGGCAAATACGAAAAGGTTAGTAGATAGGTTAGTAGACCTTGGTGTCGTGAAGAAGATTGAGAAACGGGGTAGGACTGTCAGACCTGTCTATATTAGATTCAGGGACTTGGAGTAAGAATACTGTAAGGTGGTAACGTTACCACCTTACACAAAACTTACGTAAGGATGTTGTAAGGTGGTAACGTTTCCACCGAAACTTACAAGGAAGATATGAAGCTTGAGCAGTTGATTGATAAGTTGGAGCCGCATGAGTATGAGAAGTTTATGGCTCAGGTGATGGAGTATCGTGGGGCTGTGGATAGGGAGAGGGCTCAAGAGGGGTTTATGAATTATGTGAAGATGATGTGGCCGGGATTTGTGAGTGGGCGGCATCATGCTTTGATGGCAAAGAAGTTTGAAGATATTGCCAGCGGGAAGATTAAGCGGGCGATTATTAATATGCCGCCACGGCATACTAAGTCTGAGTTTGCCTCGTATCTATTACCAAGCTGGTTTTTAGGGAAGTTCCCTCATAAGAAGGTGATCCAGTGTTCTAACACGGCGGACTTAGCTGTAGGTTTTGGACGTAAGGTCAGGAACCTCGTTGGATCAGAACAGTATGCAAAAGTGTTTCCGAACGTGGCTTTGAGACAAGACAGTAAAGCAGCAGGTAGGTGGGCCACTAATGGAGGAGGTGAGTATTTCGCTATTGGTGTTGGAGGTACGGTAACGGGTAAGGGAGCGGATCTATTGATTATTGATGATCCGCACTCGGAGCAAGAAGCTGCTTTAGCGGCGGGTGATCCGTCTGTATACGATAAGGTATATGAGTGGTACACCTCTGGCCCTCGGCAACGTTTACAACCAGGGGGATCTATTGTAATCGTGATGACCCGCTGGGGAGATAGGGATCTAACTGGTAGAGTCATTAAAGATGCAGCAGGTAGAGATAAGGGTGAGGAGTGGGAGATCATTGAGTTGCCTGCTATCATGCCGTCA